GTATAAGAGCATCCCATAAAAATACCACAACTAGTCAAGGCAGTAGTACCAGTATCTTTTTGAATCGTACCGTCTGCTGCAACCTTAACGAAATCGCCATTAAAAATAGCAGTTCCATATGTGGTAATAATTGGTAAATGACGCACCTTGGCCGTATATGACCCCGATGCACTCAATGTACCAATAGGTCTGGCTCCATACGGTGAAGCTGAAGTAGCCATAATTTATTTACCTATTTTAATTATTAGTTTAATTCATTTAGCGATTTCCACCGCCAAATGCTACACGAGTTTTTCTGTCAGGCGCAAGAACTGGCATCCGAGGATCGTTCTCACGCATATAGTTGTTGTCGACTGCTTGCATCTGAGACTCTGCATGTTGTTTGTAATATGCACGTCTTTGATCCACAACCTCTTGTGGTGCTTTGCAGAGCAAAAGTCCGCCAACTTCTATTCCACCCTTTGCACCCCATTCTGATTTATGATCACTCATAATCTGTAACTCTGGATGATCTTCGGCACGAACCGGTTCCCAACCCTCACGAAAGCGTTTTGACACATTCGTGTTATCAGCGTTGCCAACCATAGAGGTTCGTATCCATCTAAACACCCAGCCGTCTTGGGGATCCGGGTCTGGTAAAATTGATGCAGGTTCCCACGACTGTTCTCTTTTTTCGTTTTCACGATTCTCGAGAGTGCGTGGCTCCCGTGGTGCGCGTTCATCAGACATTATGCCATCTCCTTCATAAGCTGTTTTGCATACTGCTCATTTGTAAGGCCCAGACGTTTCGCGAGTCTTACCTGGGTTTCCGTCAATCTAATTGTGCGTGGTTTTGTACCAGTCGTTCTGGACGCTGGTGCTACCACTGATTTAGCTTTTTTAGCTGGTGCAGTATCAACGGTAACCGAGGATTCATTGGTGCGCTCGCTACCGGTACTGAATTGCGTAGGAAAAACTTCTTTCATACGAGAGTCAATTAATTGATAATATTCTTCACTGCTAGGGTCAATACCCTCACTACCTACTAATTTTTCATGTACGCCATAAGCGAAGCTTGTCATCTCAGGATCAACACCAAACCAGGTATTACGTTCTTGCCACTCTACAGCCTTCACATCGGGCTGTATTGGCTCGGGTGTATACTGTTGTTCTTGTTGAGCCATCTGCCGATCCTCAGCCATCACTTGATTCTTCCAATTATCAATAATTTTCTGTGATACTGCGGGAGCAGCAGCTCTTCCTAGCTGTGCATCGGTCAAAGCCTTCTGTGCAGCTGCTATTTGTGCAGCATCACCCGACTCATGGGCGTTTTTGAAGTTTTCTTCTGCAATAGCCATGGTTGCTTCGGCTCTATTTTGACTTTGTTGCGTTAAAGCTGTCTGTGAGTCCTGAACAAGCTTTAAAAGGCGTTGATTTTCTGTTTGTAGCCCCTGAGTGTAGTTTACTGCCTCAGAAGACAGCCGTTCTGCCGCTTCTTTCGCCCTACGCTCCTCATGGAACTCCCATTTTAGCTTTTTTATGCGTTTTTGGACTCTCTGGCCCACTTCTTTGATCTCTTCATCGTTAGCTATGCCGTCATCTTCGGCATTTTCATTGGTTGGACCTCTTTGGTCCTCGACTGGGCGGTCATCCACGACTTCAATTTGCAATTCATCGGTTTTTTCTGACTCAACAGCCTGTTCAGGTGGCTCTATTGTAGTTCTAACCCCTAAAAACTTATCTTCTTGTGTGGTTGCAGTATTTTCTTCAGCCATTTTATGCCCTTTCTACGCCTCTGGGGTCTTCTACGACCGCCTCTACAGTGTCATCGTTGATTAAACGAAATTCTTTACCATGAATTTTTATTCTTGTACCACTAAAGGCACGAAATACCACCCAATCGCCCTCTTTACAATAGGGACCACTGGGAAATCTCGAAAAATTGCCGTATGCATCAGGTCCAGCCTTCAAAACAAAGCCTACAACAGTAGAAATTGCCTCTTCATGCTGACTTTGTGCCGATTTTATGATGCCACCTTCGGTAGTTTCATCGATTTCTGGGAGTGCAATCAGCAACTTATAGCCTTTTGGCTCTGGAAGTTGCGATGCGGTACGAGCAGAGTCGTCACCATCTTTGAATGTGATCTCTTCGACATCAATAACAGGATTTTCCACTTCTTTTGCGAGTGTCGCCATACACACCTCTCGTTTAATTGTTGCGCCCCGTCTGGGCGTTGCGTCCTACGAACTAAAGTGCCAGTAATTTCTCTTCTAAATCAATCACTTCCCGTTCAGCCCAGGCCAATCCCTCTATAATGCCTGTGACCTTACGATATTCTTCCATGTCTTTAGCAGACCCTACGGCTAAATGATCTGCCAAGTCATTCATTTGTGTTCTAATTTTCTTTTTAAGTAACGATAAAACATCCTCACTCATCTGCTCCCTCCCTTGCTATATCAATTCCGAGCTTCATACCATCAATCTCCTGTTGAGTCTCGATATTGGCCTCCTCTAGACCGAGCTTTGCAACCTCAATCTCTTTTTCTGTTTCAAACTGCCCTTGTTCAACAGCGAGTTTTTCTCTTTCCAACTGATCTTTCGCCATATCTGCTTGCTGTTTAGCTGCAATCTTCTGTTGTTCCAATTGCTGTTTAGATGCAATCTTCTGTTGTTCCGTCTGTGCCTTGGCTTGATCTGCTTGTGCCTTGCGCTGTACGTCCTGCTCACGAATCTGCAACTCTTTTTCACGTTGCTGCACGATAGGATCTTTCTGCATCTTCGCATCTTTTTCTGCTTTGGCCTTGGCTTGTTTCTTGCCAAGCATTTGGTCAGCTGCCTCTGCAACAAGAGTACTAAGTCTCTTCTCAATATCTTCTGGAAGAGGTTGATTTGCAGGTGGAAGCTCATAACCAAGTTCTTCTTCGATCTGATCACGGAATACAAATGCCAGGTGTTCCCTGAGATGAGCATCGAGTGCTGCACTCATTGGGCCACCCATCTTATTGTTTTGCATTTGCTCTTTAATCTGAGGATCATTCTTGAGGACCATATGTACTTTCATGTGAGCCTGATGGTCTTGATACTCGAATGCTTTAACCGGTTTCATTGTGAGCAAGTCTTCATTCTCACTGACAGGATCTGTTGGTACAACTTCGTCAGGCATCGGCACAATCTTATCTGCATTCGGTATACCTATGAGTTCCATCATCTGCCTATGAAGTAACGGCATGTCATACAATCCTGGTGACTGCTGTGCCAACTGCATTGCAGCTTGATACTGCATAATACGTTGTGACATTGTAGAGGCATTTGGATCAGACACGGGAATCACGTCAACACGATCATCGAAGTCTTCTAGTTTAATTTCCTGACCTTCTTCTGTTTCATATGGATACGCAGGGGATGTATAGTCCCGTATAATTCCTGCCAGAATCTTATACTCTTGTTTTAGACTAGCATGTATCCTGGCCTGGATCGCAGACTGCACTTTCATTGCCCGTTCCATAATCGCAAGCGTAGTTCCGACTGGAGCATTCTGATTCATGTCGGCAACCTTCATATCTGCCATAGAAGCAAATCTTCTGCCTTCGTCTACGATATTACCTAGTAATTGATAAAGGACCGAAGAAGGTTCTTTATACGGAAGAAAAGTGATGTTATCACGGATGACACCGCCTGGTACATCCACGTCCCTAAACTCCCCGGGCATGATTGGGGTGTCGTCTCCTTTGATTCTGAGTCCACGAGTTTTTAACCCTCCAGGTAGATTGGATAGTGTACCTGCGTCAACCAACTGCCTAAGCAAGCTGGTCGCAGACTTGGCAAGACCACCAATCATATGGATCAAGCCAAGATTATAGAAACCAATTCCAGGAACATAACCGTAATGTACAAAGTGCTGCTTCTTAAGTCTGTTCGGATCATCTTCAGCCCAGTTTCTATAAATAGACAAAACTGTTGCACTGGACTTATCGATAGTTACCACATAGGGAAGAGCCACACCATCAGGATCTTCAAACCCAGGAAGATCTAATACGCAATGCATTTCTAGCAACTGATGTCTTTCGTCATCTTCCCAGGAAGGAACAACACCACTGATTTCGTTAAACTTATCGGTGATAGGATTATCTTCGACGTGAGAAGCATCTAATTCTACGTCACGATAAAATCCGCTGACCTGAAGTTTTCTGACCTGGTTGTTGCTGCGGTTCATTACATGGGTATAGCGTTCTGACTGCTCGAGATCTGATTCATTGTAGGCTACAACGAAATCTTCAGCAGGTACGAACATTGATGTTGGCCTACCCAGAGAAGGATCAAAATAAATTTTGCGAAACGCACTACCAGCAAGTGGTAGGCTAAACAAAAGCTTTTCTGTTTCCGATCTATATTCAGTCATCACTTCAAGAAGCTGGTAGTTCATATATTCTTGAACACGATGTGCTTGTTGGGTGCGCTCAGGAGTGGTAACTCCCCAGCATTGAGTTCGTACTGGACCCTTAGCTGGCATTACCTCCTGAATAGTCTGACTCTGAAATCTGACAACAGCCTCAGAAAGCATCGGATGGAATACTCCACAGGCTCCTGCCCACGGTGTAGTCCGGTCTTCTATCTCGAGGCCAAGTTGATCTAGACCCTGTTTGTATGTTTGTTCCCAGTCAGAACGGCTTGTTTTATCTGACTCAAATTTTGATATACAATCATTAGCTAGTGTTGTAAGTTCATCATCGTCAATAAACTCAGCTAAATTAGAATCAAACTGATCCTCCTGCATACCTTCTTCTGCCATCGGATCAAAATCTACAAGAACTCCACCATCATCTAGCTCAGTAACTAATGACTCGCCAAGATCATCTTCTTCTTCGGAAACCAATAATCCTTCT